ATACAATGGATGTAATCAAACTCTGCTCTGACATTCCCAGGTTCTCCTGATACAACTGTGATTAACTGAACATTACCTGTCATCGTAATAGCGTTATCGGTAATCACCTTAAGGCCAACGAGGTTGTTGTATTGGTTTGAACCCTTCTCAAGGATATCGTTTTGGTATTTGTTTACAATAGAGGTACGAATATCCCTTGCGACTCTTTCATTCCTAAAGTAAATATCCCAATCCTTTGGCGTATCACCCCGGATTAAGTCGCCAATAGAAGAACCTGTCAAATATAGGTTACGAGAATGGGACATCACATAACGACCCCAGGCGGTACTCTCTATGGTATCAAATAAAACTTTCAGTTTTTGTTTTACTGATAATAGGTTATTTTGTTGTTCATTGGTTAATGCCATAATCAATTTCCTCTAAGTTGTTTGATTGCTCTTTCGAGTTCCTCAATCAAAGATTTCTGGAACTCCTTCTGTAGGTTTACTTTGCATCTTGTTAATAATGATATCAGGTAATTGGGATCCATCGCTGGAAAAATCCTTTGAAAAATGTGGATTATGAAATAAGTCGGATAAAACTGTTAAGCACCAACTTATTCTCTAATTTATTCTTAGTGTAATTCTTGAATACTTTGACTAGTGATTTGGTTGAAGTATTGGTTACTTCTTCCATTTCAACTTCGTCAGTATCCAGGGAGTCGTCCTTGATGATATACCATTCATCGAAGCACTTGTTCACTAAGGTGTAGTAATTGTTCTTGCGGAACAGTCCAGCGACCTTATCTACTTGTATCTTGTTGGACATAATTTCATCATTAAAATTGTTTCTCAGAAAGGTTTTCACTTCACGACTGGATGTTATACGGAATCCAATCAGGTTACAACCAGTTCTTTGTTTGAGTAGTGACAAGTATCCGGCAGAATTATTGTTACCATAAGCATTTGACGAAATGGCTTCTGCTCTGGTTACCTTATCTCTCACAACAATATTTCTTGAATAAGAATTGTCTGTTTTCTTCTTCACCGCATATAGATAATGGCCTTCTCCATCGGTCATGAACACAGTATTCACCACTTGCAGTTTATATTTCTTGCGAAACTCTGGAATAATATCCATAGCAGCAATAATAGTTTCGTTCAGTGGAGTACCACCAAGAGTAACTCCATGGTAACAATATTGTCCCATATAGATTTTACTCAGCATAGCCGATGCAGCATAGGACAGTTCTCTAGAATTCATTCTACTGGAGAAGATGTTCATCAGACGGAAGTAATGGACACATACGTCACCATCTTTGGTCCATGATTCGATTGACGGTTTATCAAAACGTCCATTATTATTGGTATAACCATATCGATCCGTGAACGCATACACTTCAAAAGGAATCATAACCTTCTTACAGAAAAGNACCAAAGTAAGGAGTTGTTTGATTGTATCATGGAGTACACGGTCCATGGAACCAGACCAATCAAGAAACATAACCAAGCCATGAGATTTTCCATTAGGAACAACAGTCAATTTCTTAAAGATGTCCTCACTGAATCGATATGAGAAGATTTTATCCATATTCAATTCACCTGTTTTGGAAATAGAAGCACGCTTCAACTGGTCAGCATTTCTACGGAGCTCAAATTCTTTCACCAAGTAGGATACAGTCTTCAATGATTGCTTACGGAACTCCTGAAAATTGGATTCATTAACAATGAACTTGGAATAATAATCATCATTTGGTGTTTTTAGTTTATCACTTTCTCTGCGAATGCCAGCATACAGTTCTTTATAATCAACAATAATCTGGTCTATTGGCAATTTTGGAATATTACCATAGATTTTTTCTTTGGAATATCTGTCATTCTTATAAAGAGACTTCTCATTTTCACGGAATGAATTGTCGGTGTCGGAATCCAATTCACTTGATTCTTGAGATTCAAATTCATCGGTTGATTCATCGTCCACACCATCATCACTATTTCCTCCGAGTGAATCGTTCCCTTCATCATCCCCTGGTGCTAATTCTTCTTCATCCTCATCCTCGTCATATTCAACCTTTTGTTCCGCTTTCTTATCTTTCACTTCCGACTTTGTGTATTCTTGGATTTTCTTGGATACTTCAACAACTTCTTCCCATGTTTCGGTGTTTTCAGCCTCATGTAGAAGTTCAAGTTCTGTTTCATTGTGGAATTGAACATTCAGGGACACACCACATTTAGCGTGGAGATTCAACCGGTCAACGAATTTCATTTCATTGATATCTTTGCCTTCTATTTCGAAAAAGTCCATTTCAATGAGTTTGTTGTAGGCTTTAACAAATGCCCACTTCAGGCCTGGATATTTGCGGCGAATCAGTTTCTCGATACGAACATCTTCACACACATTGAGAATGGATCGGCGAATACCAACATCAACGATGGAGTCGTGCCATCCTTGTTCTGGAGTGTGTAGAGCATGACCAACCTCGTGACCAATGAATAAGTCGAATAGGTCGGATGAGAAGTTGTCTTTAAGTGTGGGGATTACAAGGGTTCTATCCTTGAGATTGAAGTATGCTGTTGGAACATTACGTTGTTCAACTAATACATTTTCTGTGGCAAGAAGTTTTGCCAGATTTGATTTCGATTCGATAAGCATAATGTTATATATTTCACAATTAATCAGATAGTGTGACTATTATGACATAACATTATGCTTTTGTCAAGCTTTTAATACTTATCTAGGATGTAGTCATCGTAGTAATCTTCGTTGTATTCATATCCATCATTCAGTTCACGCAGATTCAATTTTTTAATTTCGCCATGTTCGTTCTTCTTTTTAGTTTTCTTAGAGGACATAGATTCATAATCATCTTTATACTCTTGTTTCTGGCGAAACCTTCCTACGAATTTTGACACTTTACATCTCCATTAATTGATTAGATTTGGAAAAATCTGATTGATGGTCTCCTTGTTAAGGCCATCAATTTGCAAGTCGCCTCGCATTACATCCACAACCACTTGAGCTTCATCTGGTTCCATACCCTCAATTAGTTGTAAGAATAATTCTTTACGTTTTTGTTGTGATAATGAATCGGCAATAGGATGTCCTTTACAGAAAATGTATAATCTGTTTACTTCTGTGTAGAGGTCACTAATAGCTACTCCAGGTAAAGTGTCAGGCTTCTTATAGTCCTCTGGAATGGAATCAAAGTACCATTCTGTTCCTGGAAAATAAGCACACTTCAATACTTGTCGAAGAGCTGGAGTGTCATAATTCAATAGAACTCTTTGAATATCTTGAACTGATTCCTGCATTTTACATTCTTCTAATATTTCATATATACGTTTCATTAAAAATCCTCGATTACATCTAGTAAGTTTTTAAGTTTTTTCTCGATAAAATAAGTCAAAAACTTAGATTTTGGTGCTGGTTTAGTGGAATCATATGTTTCAATGATTTTTTGTTTAATTTCTTCTGGTATGTGTGTCAGGTCAATCAAAATTTTGTTACGATTGAACCCGATTTTAGTATTTTCATCAAATGATTCTGGGTCTGTAGTCAAAAATTCAGACAATTTTTTAGCAGAAATAGGTTTTTGCCGAGATTCTGTCACAAAACAGTCACTCGGAGACAAAATATTAGGAATCCCATCACCCTTATCACCTCTAATAATCTTCTCTTTCAAGTCTACTGATGGATTATTACATTTTAGATATTTTTTCAACACTGGATTGTATTGCTTGACGTTTGGATAGTGTTGGAGTTGAAGAAAGTCGCCGTCTGATGAGAGGATGAGTATCTTTTCATGCACAGAGTGTCTAGGAACTAGAGTTCCGATGATATCATCAGCTTCAGCACCCTCAACATCAACAACTTTATATGGAGAAAACTGTTTCAACTCATCTTTGATGACGGAAAGTGTATTGAAAATGAGATGCCAGTCTAAATTTGACTTTTCTCTAGTCTTTTTACGTCCATGTTTGTAATGCGGAAATACGGTTCGTCTCCAGTAGTTCTTATTATCACAACATAAGACAACTTCACCATATTCCGCTTTGAAATTTTTGATATGGCCACGAAGGATGTTAAGAACCATGTGTCGAACTAAGTCCTCCTCAATCTTAACACCCTTTTGGCCGGATATTTGTGCCATGAGACCAGCTAGTAGTACCTGGTTCAAATCAATGAGAATCATTTTATAACCTTATTTGAATACTTTCAACAGTATTGTATCAGTATTAATTCTTCCTGTCAAGGGCTGCTCGGTGGACTTGATTTCACCAAAGGAACTTCTGTATTTTCTTTCCGATGCTTTGACAATTGCCTGTAATACATCATTTGGTTTTCTGAGAGTTTTTTGGACAGATTCATTAGCATTGTAACCATATATAGAAGTCCCCTTTATTGATAAACCGTTAATGGAGTCAGCATGATATACGCCCAGTTTCCTGGTTTTAGTGTTGAATACCCACAACTGCTTGGCACCAATAATCTCAGATGGATTAATACTTACCGTTTTGTATTCAACATCTTCTTTCTTATATTGTAACTTGGAAACCAATTTGTCAGCGGAAGGCTTCTTGGTTTTTCTAGGTTTACGAGTAATCTTCGAGTTATTAACAATTCTACCAGCATCATCAACGATAGTCTGGATAAAAGTCAAATATTTCTTTAAATCCGTCTTACTGAAATGTGAATAAGCTTCTTTTAAGTCATCATCACATTGATTTGATAAAACAATTTCAGGTTCTGTCTTTTTGTTGGAAAACCATGACATAATTTTCCTAGCATGAACCGATTTCACACCAGCACCAATCATCCATTCATACGCATTAAACTTAGACTCATATTCGTCTAGATATCCTTCGAGTTCTCCGATGAATTCACTGGACTGTTCTGATATTCTGTCTTGGATGTTAACTTTTGGTTTAGCGTCTTCTAAATCCTGTTCTTCTTTCTTGGTATCATGATAATCGATTAGATACGCAATCTTGGATTTAATCCAATCCAGATTCTTCTTCTCCAATTCAGCACCACGTTCGGTTAACCGACAGACGAAACCGACATTTGATATCATACCATCGGACACTTTTTGGATTTTAGAAATATCATCTTTGGAATAATTATTTTTAGTCATGTAAGACACCAGATATTTTTTGCTGTCTTTATTATCTTTATAATAACTATACCAATTTAAAGCAGAAGATAAAGATACATTCCCTTTAGTGAAATCTGGTTCACCTCCAGAAAGTACCTTTTGTTCTACTTCTTTTATATTAGTAACACGCATTTAATTACGAATTTCCTTAATGGAATCTAAACGGAAAGCACGCCAGCCATTGCTCTCAACATCCCACACAGAGATACTGGAATCGTTCTCCTTGCGTGTTGTATTTTCGGTTAATAGTTGTTTATCACTCACTGGGAGATATTCAGTCAGGAGAGTGCATTTCATTTCTCTGATTGATCCATCGACTTTCTCGAATACGACTGTGACAACACCATTTTCTAAGATTTCTTTCAATTCAAATTTATTCAAGATTAAACTCCTTTATCAAATCATTTCTAATCAAATTTAACACACCATCGGATGTTGTTGTAGCCTTAGCTATAACACCAAAGTACGATTCTTTAAACATTCTATTACAATATGTAAATGGACAAACCAAAACTGCTTGAAACTCTTCAAAGCTGTGATAGTTGCCCTGTTCGCCTTGAAATAGCAATATCGAATATAAGTCTCCACATCCACCCTTTATCGATTCACCCTTTTCATTGTATTGTAGTCCAGCTATTGTCACTTCGGTGTTATCTTTGTTTGGTATGAATATCAAAGCATCACAATTCGACTCTTTGGCTTTCTTTAGGGTTTCTATCACTATTCTTTCTTTCAATATAATTTTTTATATGGGAGTCTCTCACTCTAACCATAATCCAAGTATTATAATACTCCACACTTTCAATTACACCACGTTTAAATTGCTCTTTAGCTTCTAGGTATGAACATTCTCCCTTAGATTTACATAAGTGTAAAATGGTCCTGGTGAAGTTTTCTTTTCCGTGTGTTTCAATATCTTTTCTGAGCACATCATTAGAACCATAGTAATCTTGCCAATCGGATGGTACTTTAAATTTTTTACGTTTTTTATTCACTTGTTTCGTTTTGGATGACCAAAATAATTTCTTACCAACATACTTTTTGCCATTTAGTAAGTTCTCAATAATATACACGAAACCATAGTTATCGTCAATATCATTTTCGGTAAATAATTTATCTTGATAATACCATTCTAATCGTCCCATCCTTCATCCTCAAAGTTATCGTCATCCTCTATATATTCTTCAACGATATCTTCGATTTCTTCACCGCAAAATGGACAATACTTCGGCAAGTCCGATGAAGCCATGACTGTTTCATAACTAACCTCATAACCAGATTCACAACTCATGCAGTCTCCTGATATTAATTTTTGTGACATTTCTTATTCCTATTCTGATGCCCAAACATCACCCCAATTTCCAGACAGAGCACCTTTAGCGTAGTCGGTAGCTCTATTTTCAAAGAAGTTTGTGTGTGTTGGTGCGTTAATCATTTCCTCCACCCATGGAAGAGGATTTCTTTTGACTTTGAAGATGCCCTTTAAACCGAGAGATATTAGTCTTCGGTCGGCAATATAACGAATATATGTTTTAACATCATCAGAACTCAGGTTTTGCATAGAACCCATAGAGAAGGCCAAATCAATGAATTTATCTTCCAACTCAACCATCTTCTCGGCAATGGTATATATCTTTGATTTCAGTTCATCGTTCCATATCTCTCTATTTTCTTCGATGAATGTTTTAAACAATTTAATCATATTTTCGGTGTGTTGTGTTTCATCCACAATAGACCAAGTAACAATCTGACCCATACCTTTCATCATTCCGTGTCTGGGGAAATTAAGTAACATGATAAAAGAACTAAACAATTGCATACCTTCAGTGAAAGCAGAAAATACTGCGATATGTGTTGCTGTGTTTTCTTTTGTTGTGTTTTCAGCTGAAATGTCAAGGACGTATTCGTGTTTCTCACGCATCTCTTGGTATTCTAAGAATTGGTTATATGTGGTTTCAGGTAATCCAAGAGTTTCGATGAGATGTGAGTAAGCAGCAATATGAAGTGCTTCTCTAGCAGCAAACCCCAATAACATCATACGAACTTCTGGTTGTGGAAAATACGGTAGATAATTTTTAACATATCCACCAGCCACATCAATATCTCCCTGAGTAAAGAATCTGAAAATGTTGGTTAGGAAGTGTTTTTCGCTTTCCGTTAATTTCTTTTTCCAATCCTTAACATCTTCCAACATTGGAACTTCAGTGTGTAACCAATGTGACTGTTCGTGTTTTAACCAGGCGTCATATGCCCAAGGATAACTGAATGGTTTGAAATATGAGCGTTCCTCTGTCAATTTATTTTCTATTTTTTTAATCATCAGTATTTTCCATCCGTCTTGAACCAGCCTTTTCCTTTATACTCAACATGAGCTGGGGCTGTATGTATTCTTATTAATGTGTCACCACCACAAGTCTCACAAAATGTTGGATGAGGATCACTTATTCTCTTTTTGACTTCTTTTATTGTATCACATTTCAAACATTTATAATCATAAAATGGCATATCATCCCTCACAGGCTATACAATCATTACCTTGAGCGATTTGTGTCATATCAAGCTCTTTGATTACTTCTCTTTCAATTCTCTTAGAAACTTTATCAGCCTTACCAATCTTTTCAGAACGACAATAATATAGTGTCTTAACACCTTTTTTCCAGGCCATGAAGTGGATAGCATGTATATATTTAATGTGTGAATCTGGCCTAAAGAACAAGTTCAACGATTGTGCTTGGTCAATATAATTCTGCCTATCGGATGCATGTTCTACAACCCAGCGTTGGTCAATTTCCATTGAAGTCTTGAAAACTTCCTTAACATAATCGTCCATCCATGTTAAATGTTGAACTGAACCATCATTTGCGATAATTGAACTCCAAATTTGCTGATATTCATCTTCACCCTTCGGTGTTAGTGGAAAACCATCTGGAGATAAATGTTTCATTATGGCTGCATTGAGATACTGGTTCTTGTGTAGGTGTGAGCCAGACAATGTATCTTGTCTATACGCATTAGCTCTAAATGGTTCAATAGATGGAGAAGTGTTACCCATAATAATTGAACTGGATGCGTTTGGAGCAATAGCAAACATATGACTGAATCTACGACCAGTACCAACGGCATCCGGGGCTTCACCTCTTTCTTTTCCTAGAGATAAATTAGCTTCCAATCCTGCTTCTTGTATGAATGAGAAAATTCTATTGTTTATGGACTTAGCCATCACTCCCTCGAATGGTACATTCTTTCTTTGCAGATAAGCGTGGAAACCTAAAGCACCAATACCAATGGAACGCTCTCTCATTGCTGAGTATCTAGCTCTAGAAATTACATCAGGAGCATTATCAATAAAATATTGTAATACATTATCCAACATTTCAGCAACATCACGAATGAATAGTTTATTGTCTTTCCATTCGTCGAAATATTCCAAATTCAATGAAGATAAACAACATACAGCTGTTCTATCTTTATCTGTCGGTAAAATGATTTCCGAACACAAATTAGATTGGTTTACTTTTAGTCCTTTATCTTTCAACCATTGTGGTAATAGTCTATTACTAGTATCAATGTAATGAATATAAGGTTCACCTGTGTGCATCCTAAGTTCGAGAATTTGTTGCCATAGATGTTTAGCGGAAACCACTTCACGGACTTCTCCGGTGTGTGGGTCCTTTAATTCCCAATCATCATTAGCGTTAGCATCAATCATACACTTTTCGATGATATTCATGAAGTCATCTGTGATATTCACACCATGGTGTAGATTCAAACACCTAACATTTGGGTCACCTGTTGGTTTACGCATTTCTAGGAATTGGGTAATATCAGGATGTGAGATGTCCAGATAAGCTGCATATGAACCACGGCGAGTTTTACCTTGACGATAAGCTAAAGAAGAAGCATCATAAATTTTGAGATGAGGCATGACCCCAGTAGATATATTATCAGCAGAGCGGATGCCAAACCCAATACCCACACCGCCGCCAAGCATAGAAAGCCAATTAGTTTCAGAAAGGTTATCAACTAGACCTTCCGCAGTATCTTCAATATAATTAAGGAAACAAGAAATAGGCAAGCCACGCTTAGAACGGCCAAAAGATAAAATGGGAGTAGCATAACTAAGCCAATGACGAGAACTATAATCATAAAGGCGCTGAGCATGGTCAGGATTACTTGAGAAAGCCTTCGACACAAAAGCGAACCGCTGTTGTGGAGACTCTTCATCATCCCGCATATATGATTCTTTAAGTCTTTTAATCCCAAGTTCATCGAATAATCCATCCCTAGTTAAGTCTAATTTAATTCCGTCATGTTCCATATTATTTTTACCATTTAAAAAATTGCATTAAATTTGGAGGAGAGTATGTATCTGGTTTCATTACCTTTCCATCTTCTCGTTTTAAAACTTTGCCATTATCTGAAATTTTACTCAAGTTGCTTCTAGACACCTCATCCCAAACCAGTTGTTGTGGGATATGTAGTGTGTGTTCCAGGCCTTCAATTACCCATTTTAAATCAGCACAAGCATCTGCGATTTCAATAATATCATTATTGTGTACAGCTTCAAGTAATTCTTTATATTCTTCTGTAATCAGACTTACATATAAATCAGATTGAGGACCAAAACCTTTTTCCAATTGGTCACAAGCTTCCATAAAAACTTTAACATCATTTCTACTGTCCATAATATACTCCAATTAATTATTGTAAATTTTCTTTTCCACTTCGTATCTATATTGTCTCCAGGCACGGAAGTTTTTATAGAATTTGTTTGACCTTTGTGCTAAAGCTTGGTGTTCGGTTGGTGAAGCATGAATTGGTCGGCCTCCAACCAAATCATCATGCAACTTAACATCTTTATTGAAATCTGGTTGTTTACCGTCGTGGGTTAGATATGAAACTCTAGCACATCTAGCTGAGGATAGTTTACAACACGTTTGATATGAATGTTTCTTTCTTTCTGTGGCCGACACATATGGTAAATGTTGTGTGGTTTTGATTGGAGTAGAATTTTGCATAGCTTGGTGCATCATATGTGCTAGTTCTTGGATTTCTGGCTGAGCATCAGGATGGTCACGTAATTCAAAGAAATTATCCCACTCAGTAGCAGTAACAATAACAGAAATGTATTGCCAAGGTTCCAGTAAACGATTGAATGTTTGTTTGTGTGGGTTTGATACTTTATTGGCTAACCAAACCAAAGAACATACGACCTTGCCAGTGAACTTCCATGTAGCCTGAGCAAACCATTTCTTAAACCCAGTGAGTTCTTGTCTAGCTTTCATTCCTGGTTGATTGGCACCCCAATGAATAGGCATCGCTGGTTCATTCCATACTTGTTTAAGGAATGTTTTGATTGGAATCGCTCGTGAACTGGAGGCGTTTCTTGAAAATACTCGGTGTGTCATAAATTCCGAATGGAATCCACGCCAGTATTTTAGTTGCATTGTTGTCAATCTAACACCATTATAAGGATTAACAGAATCTTCGATAATTTTTACTTCACATGACATTTAACATTTTCTCCATTTACTAAATTCAAACTCAGCTCTAAGGCCAGAGTATGTATGTTGGTCAATTATAGACTTAATTTCTTCTCTTGTCAAACCTGACAAAATCATATCATTAATGTCTTTCTCCTTCACGGAATCAGGCCAAAGACAAACGGAATAACCGTTTTTAATGTTTGTGTTTATTTGTCTGACTATTTCTTTATTTCTAGGTTCATTATCATTTACCAGAACTATATTATCTGATAGTTTTGAAGCATAGGCTAGATTAGCATCCGCCGTAGCAACACAATTGTCGATAAACATAGAATCAATTGGTCCTTCAACAACATAAATCTTTTTTGATGTGTCTACAGTATCTATGCCGAAAATCTTATCAGCATCTTCGTCCAACTTGATTGTTATGTATTTTATTTTCGATTCACCCAGAGCTCTACCCTGGAAAGCAAACAACTTTTTATCCTTATCATAAAACGGAATGATAAGTCTTGGGTCATTCTCTTTTAGTTCTTTTTCGATTGCATAACTTGCAACAAAACTTGCAAAATCTGGTGTAAAATATAATTCTTTCCAGTTTGATTCTGGTATTTTGCGATTCCGGACATATGCCTTCGCAAAATGTTCTTCAGGAAGTGAGAGAACATTGTCTAGTTTGATTCTCTCACGAAATACTGGTTTTGGTATATTGAATTCCGGTTTTGGATAATTATGATGGCCAGTTTCTCCTTCTTTGTATCGTTCAAGTGTATATTCTCTAATCAGTGTTGGATCCACAAAATTTAGAAAATTATAGAAAGTGTGACCTACACCACAATTATGACATGTGAAGAAGTAATCATTCTTCTTTCTATATATGAAGCCTCTAGCTTTTACTTTATTTTTCTGTGAATCACCACAGAAGGGACACCTAAAGTTGTATAGGTCTGTTTTTTTCTGTGAGAATCGCTGCAGGCGTGGAGACACCTGCATAAGGAATTGTCTATCAATATAAACACTCATAATATACCAATTAAATTGTTACAGATTATTTACCAAGCAACATTGTAACAAAATCTAAGTTGGATGTCAACCATGATATCACAAGTATACCACCAACAATCGACCATTTCCACTTGAGGATTTTCTCTATCTCACTGTCCTCTTTATCGTTGTGTGCTTTAATCTCTTGCCTCAGGCTTTTGATTTCAGCCATGATTTTATCTTCAGTGGATTTCAACTCGTCAGTTAACTCTCTATTAACCGTTGTGATTCTTGAGTGTAGGTCTTTAATGTCATCATTAGTGTCTTGTTTTCTTCTGTCCATGTCTTGATATATCTGGTTTATTATTACATCTTGGTGAGAGACTATCTTTTCAATTACTTTGTCCATCTTCTCACATAATTTTGTGAGAGTGTCTACATCACGTTTTAAAACCTCAACATCAATTTGGAGCTTTGTGTTTGTTTCTTGTACCATAATCGTTATTCTCTATTTCTGTTTTTATTATATCGATAGTCGGCTAAATCTTCATAGCTATCAGTATTTTCATCATAACGGTTATAATTATAGTCAGCGGTATATCTTACTTGTTTTTCGGTTCCTCTGGTCCAGGCCGTAACTCCTAGTATAGCACCAAATGCCAAGTGTATCAATCCACCATTTTCAAGGGTAATGCTTTTCCATGGAATATATGTAGTCTCAATGAAACCAGGTATAACCATAGCGAACACAGGAAATAAGATAAAATCAAAAGCACAAATAGCCATATAGAGCCAGGCCATGCCCGGTCTCCAGTATGATTTTAACCAAGGTTCATTTTGAATATCATTTCTTATTGATTCATCCATGCTTGGGTTCCTGTAACCTCAAGTTATTTATATTACCAGTTGATTGTTGATTCTTCGTATATCTTTTTATTTTCTTCGTACCAAAATTGCCAACCATCTACTTTAGCTTTACATTCATAATACTGGCCATAGTTTATGGTTATGGTTTCAAGTAAACCACTCAATGTTCTATTCTCTTCTGGTACAGTTTGTAAACTATTTTGTTTTTCTAGAAGAATCTTCGGTGCTTCAGGGAATTTCTTCTGTAGCGGCACCGTCGTGCAACCTGAAAACAATATCAGGCAAATCACAATGACTGTTAAGAGATTCTGCTTGTTCTCGAATATAGATAACATCGCCTTTCACCTTCTTTTCAATATATTTAATCTTTGTTTCAACTTTTGTTTCCACTACAGTTTTTACTTCTTTACTTTTTTCTTCTGCTGTTTTTAATTTTCGTTGGAGTTCTTCAGCTTTCTCTCTCCATAAAATTTCAGTAGAATATGCACCATGTAAATAAACACCAATTACTAGTAAAACTGTACCTAATATTTTCAATGGTAAACTGTATGTTATTGAACCGATGAATTTAGGAATGACGGATACTGCATATCCAACGGTCATTACGATAAATCCGCCGACTATGAAAGACCAAACAATCAACCAGTACCATGATTCAGGTAAAAAATGTAATAGTGTTAACATTATTTTAATATTCCAATTATTTTATTGAATTTGTCTGTTCTTTGTTGTAGACCGTGGAATCCACCATTAATTGCTTTAGTCAATCCTCTCATGTCCAATCTATCTGCAAATTTATTTAGATTGTTATTATTCCAAAAAAAACAGGCCGACTCAACAGCGCCTTTTGTAGTTTCCAAATAAGGAATTACATCTTCTAATTTCATATTTACACTTTTAGCAAATTCAATATAATTTGACTTGCCAGTTAATTGTATTGCACCTCTACCTCTGTATCTCCAACCATCACCAGATGATTCTGGTCCGTTTCCTAATCGGTCTGAATAAACTTTATTTGCTATCTTTTCTGGTTTTCTAGCATATTGATTTGCTATATCAACATTAGGAAATCTTCTAGGCCAAGTCAACATAAGGCCTTGAGCTGAATAATTCAAGTTTTCTCGTAATACATTAAAATCATTCGATTCGTGTCCACACTGAGCTAAAAATGCAGCAACTCTATATTTTGTATTGATATTATATTTTGGTAAAATGTCACATAGAGATTGATGCAATTCTGTCAAATTTTTATTAAAAGGTAAGCTTTGTTTTAGTTCGTGTGTAGTGAATGCGAAATTAAAATTCATTTTGTCATTTTCCTTCTAAACATACCAAGTAACAAAGGTTTATTCTTTTTTCTAGGATGTACACCTGGTTCACCAGATTTACTTCCTGGTGGTTGACCCATACCCGCTACTGCACCTGAACCTGTGGTGTTTGTTGGCGCAGCAACAGCTACACCATCTTCAACGACAAACTCTTTAAATGTTTTCATTAGCATCTCCAACGTCTTAGTGCTTTGTTTATTCTGGAATCTGGGTCTTTAGCTGTCTTATCTGAAGTTAACCTCTTTTTCATTCCAGACATTCTTGAACAGAATGATTTTCTTCTGGATGCTCTTTTACCTTTTGGATTCTTTTCCGTTACTGCGGTTTGCAATTTGGAACCAGGATTTTCTCTTTTATAAGCATCAACTGCTTTCTGTGATAATCCATCAGTCTTATCTTGACGGTTTACTTTTTGCCAGTCTTCATCCAAATCAGTTTCTTCTGGAACACAATTAGGAACTTCTCGACCATTTTTCTTTTTAGTTCCTACTGCTGTATATCCTTTCCAACAAGCATCTTTTAATTCGCCTGTTGGTTCTTTTACTTTGGACTCTTCTAAGAATTGTTTAAATGATTTCATAGTTTTCTCAATATGTTAGCAACGGTTAAATCAACCATAATAGTTGATGATTCTATTGTTTTACCCCTAATACCAATTACTTTATTCGGCATATAATTCAAATAAAGTAAAAATGTTTTTAGTATACCATAATCCCGTTCGTCTATTTTATAAAACAATATACGGGTGGCCGCCTCAACTTCAAAAACATTATATAATAGTATTATATGATTTAATATCAATCTATCTTTTAAGTCGCCAGTATTTTTATATCGCCTAAACAATTTTTTCAAATACTTGGTCCTTTTTAAATCACTTTCAAACTCCGACATTATACAATGTGGAGAATTATATGACTTTGCAGCATATATCAAGAAATTTTCTTCATTCAAATCATCAAACATTTATTATACTTTTATGCCAAAAAAAGGGGACCGAAGCCCCCTTCAATTGTGTATCTATTAAGGTGCAAGAATTGTGATTGTTGCGTTTGCTGATGTTTCAGAAACATCTGTACCACCGGTTGGTGTTGATGTTACTGTTACTCTATAAACGTATGTGTTGGAATCAACATCAGTTGGTGTAACTGTTAATTCGGATGTTGTGTTTCCTTCATATGTTGTATTTGAAGATTCTCCATCGAGAACATCCAACCACTCAACTCCATCATTAACTTCCCAGTTATATGACACCACTGAACCAATTGGTAATGTGTCAGCTTCGACCGAGAAAGTTACAGAATTAGCGCCTTCTTCATCAAAATATAACGATTGTGATTCTGGTTGTAATGTGATAGTTACAGATGCGTCTGGATATAAAGTATCATCACTGTCATTGTCAGACCTGAAGTTAGCAACAACAGAAAGAACTTCCTGTGTTACTCTACCAGCACGACCACCTGAACCCGTTACTCGTTTAATCCAACCTGCGTGAGGTGCGCCAGCAACTTGTACTTCATTATCATCAACGGCGAAAACACCGGTAGTCTCACCTGTGGTGTAAGCGTTAGCTGATGTATTACCGTACAGTCTTTGTGCCTCTGTAGTAGTTGGTGCTTTATTTACGGTTGCAGCTGACCAATATGGTGTATTTGCAGCTGAATCGTAGTTACCTTGCCATGAAGCCATTTGTTTCTCCTTAGTATCTTTTGGTACTTATATTGTTATTTAGTTGTTTGTGAATCGTTATCGCCGTTAGGTGAACCCGGTCTTGGTTTTTTAATCATCGGGTCAATAACAACTGTATCTCTTTTTTGACCTGTTAATGTTTTACCACCACTCATTACAGCAGCGGCTCCATCACCTTCATTGCCATCTAACATATTTTTGCCAACTTTAGGTTTTTTGCCATATGACGTACCACCCTTATCATCTTTTTCCCAATCATACATGTCGTCCTTTAACATTCTTTTTTTCTTGTAGATTGATTTGATGATTCTAGCAGATTTGGACATTTCTCTCTTATTGTAGGTCATGCCCTCATCTAGTCCTTCTCTAACGGTACTATCACCAGCATTCATTCTTCTGGCAAATTGTTGAAAGCGAATAGTCTTGGTGAAAGCCATTCGTTTATCTCTGTCAATGTGTCTAGGGTCATATCCCATCGACCTAATAAAGCGGTCAATAACATCTTCACTATATTCTACTATTTGTTCCATATTAACCCCTTGCGGTAGCACCAGGCGACATGTGGTTATCAGTGTCTTGTGTTCCCTTTTGGCCTCCATCATACAAAGCTTCTGCTCTAGTAGCATATGTTTTGTAGGCGTTAGTCTTCGAGAACATCACCTTTTTGTTTTTTTCTAGTTTCTCTGGATCATAACCAAGAGAACGGATATACTTATCTAGGACAGCAGTTTCATCTAACTCCACTTCTTCTTTGGCTAATTTGTGAGCAGGATAATTTAAATCTAGTTTACTATCATCGTGCTTGACTAAGTATCCGTTGCCTTTAGCCATTTTAACTACTTTTTTGACCGTACCTGTTTGTTTACCAGTCAAACTTCCATTGGCAACTACTCTATCGCCGATTTTGAAGTCTCCATCCACAACCTCTTCATTATTGATAACTTTTCCGGTTTTTCTATCTATTTTTGTTCCATCCAACACACGAGCCGCCACTCTAGTAACAAATCGACTTATTGGATTTTTATCCTTAGCGTGAACTCTTTCCCAAGCTTGATTTGATGTTTTGTCATATTGCTTTTTTACATAGTCATCTTTAGATTCAGATTCACCCACTTCTGACTTTTTTTTAAGAAATTGTTTTAAACCCATCTTAGCTAGTGAACTAGCTTTAGCATGACCTTTGCCTTTCTTACCGACAACTACGTTATCTTTAGGTTTGCTTCCATCAAAAGGAACATCATCTTTCTTTTCGACTTCTTCATGTTGAACTACACCATAACCGTGAGTCTTTTTATTTAAATCATAGTGTTGGTCGTGAACATCCAGGTTAGATTGTGGATGTGAAACAGAAGTATCTTTTTGTTTTACAATTTCAACTTGCTTAAGATTTTCTGCATCTTTTAACTTATCCGATTGTGGCAAAGGATTTCTTCTAGCAATCTGAGCTAACTTCTTAGCAACAATCTTATGTCCACGAGATTCTTCAATTTCTTCCTCAGTTACTTTTTTTTTATTTCTTAGAAGTTTGAAGTCGTGTGCATCAACTTTACCATTCTTGTTAGCATCAATCTTGTGTTGGTCTCCCTTTAGTTCTTCTTCGACATCTCCAACTTCTTCATTGCGTTGTTTAGCATAGTAAGCAGCTAATGCCATTTTCTTGCGTTGAGCTTTAGATTTACCGGCAAACTTAGGATTATCAGACTTGGTGAAATCAGAAATCCAATCACCAGCGGAAGCATCTTTACCTAAAACTTCATTAATCATATCATCTAGTTGTTCTTCATTCATTCCATAAACAGATTCAATGAATTCTAGATATTCAACTTCTTCATTCTTTTTACCAAAAGATGTTGAAACTTTATTTAATATTTTTGCATTTTCTTTGGATTTATTTTTAAGTTCGTCCGATGTTTTCTTTTCACTGTCGGAAGGTTCTTTTGGAGATTCCTCTGGTTCCCAAGCTTCATCAACTTCGGGTTTATACTTAGCTGTGTGTGTACGAACTGTTACACCAGAACTCTTTTTTTCTTTGTAATCGGCAGACAATGGATCCGACTCACGGTCAGCTTTTGCTGCACGTTCATCTTCTTGTTTATCTTTGAGAGCCTGGAGTCTCTTGCGGCGCTCGATTGCTTCTTTGTCAGGAGAAGCAGGTTCAACTTTCGCTTCGCCCATAATATCTGCAACTGCATCAACTAACGATTGTGGAACATCTTTACCGAATTTTTGAAACATCTTATTTCTCCTGTTTTTTGGCTTGTTTTTCCATTTTGACTAACCGACTGTAATAGTCTGGAAATTCAGCCAAATGGTCCATTGCTATTTTAACTGCTTTTGATTTTGATTTAGTGTGTTCGAGCTCTATGCCCTTGCCCATCTCTATTTGCTTATTTATAAAATCCACACTCACACCATGTTTTTTTGCTAGTGTTTCTGGTGTGTGTCCTTCACCCTCTTGTTCTTTGAGTTTCTTTTTTTTAATTGTACCGGTTACTGGAATTTTATTTAAGGTGTCCATTGGATCTTTATTCGATGGACCATATTCTCCACCGGTCACACCCATTTCAGTGGAAGGAGAATCGATGGATTCCTTCTTCAGTTTAGTTCTAAACTTACTGAAACTCTCACTGTAAGTCACATTACCAAGACCACTCATAGGATATACAGTTCCTTGTCCTCTGGTGTCATATGTGGAATTGATTCCATCAGTTTTAACTGCTTTACCTGGAACCATATTTACTGGCGAGATTCTTTTGGACTTTTTGTATTCTTTGTCTTTGTTGAAGTTTGGGTCTTTGGGTTCTGGGCTGACTTTGAGCTTCGGTTGTGATAATACTTCTTCCTCTTTTTCTTCGTAGGTGTTCCAGACGTATCCTGAACTGGTTTTGATATCTCCGTCCCGGACGTCATCGATTTTTCCGGACTTTCTGAGGAATTGGTCGACTGGCGAGTTATTATCTCTAATGATTCTTGTGGAGACACCAGGCTTTTTAGTACATCCACAATTGCTTGCCATAGTTTTTTCATTTATAATTTCCTTATTGAATAAAGACTTAATATCTTCATTAATGTCTAACATACCTTTTTTTCTCAACCATTCTTTGGAGTTTTCGTTGAGATTTTTCATTTTATAAAAGAAGGAAATTTCATTACAGATTACACTGATTTCGTTTTCTTTCTGTTCACGGATTATGATATTTGATTCCATAAGATTAACTGAATTATCAAATACCATAAAATAGTCAAACAATTCATAAAAATAATTTAAGTTGTTTTGTGATTTTTGCCACTTGTCATTTCTAATTTGTTCTGAAATGATTCGTGAATGTTGAAGGTTTCTGCTGTATGAAACCTCATTAGTTGTATTGACGAACACCATCATCGTCATGTATCCGAGCTCTTCGAGTTCTTCTTTGATTGATTTGATTTTCTCCAAATCATCTGAAGGACCATTAATCACCAAAGCTTGTCTATTACGAATAGCATTTAGTTGATAATCTTTCGTTTCTTCCGATAATCTCTTTTTATCCATTAAGAAGTCGTAAGCTTTATTTGAATTAATTTCTACAGCATTTCTTTCAGCAACAGCTTCATGAATAATAACATTCTTGCCTGAACCTGGACCACCAACCAAGAAAAGAGCCTTGAACATACCACGATTGACATTTTCATGGATGCCCATACCTCTACGAACATCCTGAAATAATTCTCTGGCGTGTTTGTCGTTGTTTTGCATTGCTGATGGAAGATTTTGTTTAAATTCGTGGTAATTATTATTTTTGACATGATTTCTCATATCGGTACCAGAAATTCCTTCTTTCCGTTCACCGGTTGATGCTACTGTAATTTTCTTAAAATGGTATCCGTTACCTTTTTCATCGAACTTACCATTATACTTTTTCAGTAATGTTTCATAGTCTTTGGCTCTGTCTCCACCACCAGCAACAATTAGGTGAGTATATCCTTGTTTATGGAGAGCCTGAGCGTGATGCATTAAGGTTGGTCTCTCTTTATTGGCCATGACAATATTTGTACCAGGAAATGCTCTTGTCAGGTGTTTCTCTTTTTGTTCCGGAGAAAGTGGATTCTTTTTAGGGTCATGTGAATGGGAAGCTATGACAACATGGTCAGCATTGTGTTTTGCTGCCAACTCTTTCAAACCATTAACATTTTCTTCGTGTCCTTTTGTTGGAGGCTGCATTCTACCAAATAACATGGCAACAGCTTTAGTTTCCTCTTCCATTAAATCTAAAAATGATTTCATAGATATTTTCCTGTAAATCCTTTGCAAGATTTCCTATTTCCCCGTAATACTGTTTTCATATTTCCATAATTCAAGTTGTTGATTTGACAAAATTCACTTATATTCGTGACAATACATTTAACTCCATCAGGAGTATAAATTTCAGCAGTTCTGGAACACAAATTCTTATTTCTCAGTTTCATATAACTCCTATCGAATGTATTACCACCGAATGCAGTTTTTTTTCTTATTTGTAATTCTTCGTCCGTGATATTCGTCCAATATTTCTTACTGGCTAAACCACTTTTAATTGAATGTTGTATTTTTCGGTCTACCGGTAAAGTGGATATTATGTCTCCGCCTGTAGCCATTTTTTTCTCATTATAATATTTAACACAATTCAATTCTTCTGGTTTTATTTTATTTAACCAAATCTGTTCCCTTTGTAACAAATCCTTATGTGATATATTTTGATACCATTCTAATATTCTTCTGCGAAATGTGTTTGGCCTAGATATGTGTGCACATTTAAATCTTTTGTTACTTCCTACATATCCATCATCAATATCACCCAAATGGCTTCCTAGGTAATAAAGATTTCGTTTTTTGTCTTTCCATAGATATATAAATCCTGCCATTTCATCAAACGTCCTTGTGTTTCTTTACTGTTCCGTCCGGTTGTACGTGGTATGCATGAAATTGAACATCAGGATATTCATGTTTCATTTTCAATAGCCTATTCAGATTAGCTTTACTATCATCATATAGAGAAACGTGTTTATATTTTTGTCTAGCTAAATGATTACGAACTATTTGTGCTTTCTTCTCAGCCGGATGTTCATTTCCTGGAATGTTACCAGCTCTCTCAACATGTATATTATCTATATCGATTCCATGTTGTTTAAATTTATCTAAGAATTTATCTTTATCATCAAAGTCAGCTCTAGCGGTATTTAGGATAACCTTACTACCTTCTTTTTTCTTGACATTATCGTGTAACTTACGAATCTTAGCAATCATCTTGTGGATTGGTTTAGATTCTTTGTGGAACTTATCAGCATTTCTGAATTCTTGAAAATCATAGTGGTGTCCATCGGGTAAAGTGTGTGTATTAAACTCACTGTTATCTAATGTTTGTTTTGTCTCTCCTGTTTTAGAATTGACAACATGAATCTTAGCTGTCGTGTGGAATAGAGTATCATCTACATCGAACATATGTAGACCTCCTTTAGCTTCAGATTCCGTTATGAAATTATTAAACGATTTCATCTATTTTTACTCGCTAAGAAATTTAATCTATTGAATTCTTTTCTATCATTTAATTTCACTGGAGTTCCATTGTGGTTCAGCACAAAACCTTCAGGTTTAACTTTTTCACCTGAAATGTGGTGGTCTAGTCCTCCTGTGTGTCTAGACAAAGCATTAACAAGAACATCTTTAGCTGCCGCTAGGTGTTTGTGTGTATCGAAAAGATTATTATAATGGTCTTTGTTTAATTCAATATGGGATAGGTGACCTTTCAATTCTTCCGCTTTTCTATTTTTAGCAGCTGGTGTTGATACTTTATCAATCATTTTGCCGTAGTGTTGGGTTATGTGTTGCATCAATCCTTCATGTGACGGGTCTTCGCCCGTTCTAATTGTTTTGTTGATATAAGTCTTAACATGGTCTTTATTCTTCTCCAAAGGCGTATACATCTGTGTTCCATGTTTCTTGTGAAGTTTTGTGGCAGCACCAACATGAGAATCATACAACTTTTTATCATCATCTGTCAAGTTTACTTTCGATGTGTCATGTCCAGGTTCTCTGTGGTAAACATCTGGGTGAGATTTAAACTTAGACATATCAGGATCAAAGTGTGCGTTCATTGATGCTGCATCTTTACCTCTATACTCTGTATGTGTGTACAATCCGAACTTAGCTTTAGATATTCTCTCACCTTCAGAACTATCTTTTCTGGCCGAATATGATATTGTGTTCGGTTTGAAGTGGACTTTATTATTATTCTCTTGCACATCGTCACCGGAGAACATAACATCACCCTGATATACACCTTTTTTTGGAGTAACCTTAGGTAGATGGGTTAGTGCGTGTTTTAATTTTTCAACTAGACCAGGAGCATGACCATGATTCTTTTCAACATCTTCTGGTGTATAATTAATTTTTGGTGTTTTGTTGAAAGCTGACTTACTAGCTACAAAAAACTTACCGTTCTCCGGATGATGACCATAAACTATACTGGGAGACCCATCGTGTTTCATTGTCAGGTCAGAATCATGCTTACCCATCTCGATGTGACTTTTAACTTTATGTAAAGCACCAATAGCACTTTCAAATCCTTGGTGACCATCATTAATGATATGGTCTTCCAGGTGTTCGATGTGCTTCAATTTAGAGCCTTCTTCCTGCTCTTCTTTTAGGAAATATTTTATATTTTTCATGGAAACAACACACTATGGTCGTAATTTATATGGCTATTTATATGTTATATTCTTTGAAAACTGAATTGTGGACAATCCAACTATCATCTTGGACTATTTTATGTAATTCGAATAACTCAGGCTTAAATAGGTATGACATTAACATAAGTGTTTGGTCATCGTCAACCATATTATTTTGTAGTAATAATTCCAATGAATGGAATATTAACTTCTCCAAAATTGACCACATTTGTTTACTGGCTATAATTTTAGCACCTAACATATGCACTTCATTGTTGGATATAACATGCTGGATTGTTTTGTTTGGATCCCACTCTCTCTGTTGGAAGAAATGAATTTTATCTTGGTTGAAATTGAAGTTCCAATGATGATGGCCACCCAACATATCTCCATTTCTACAATAACCAAAATCTATCCAAGCAACCATTTCATTATTAACATATCCATCACTAATTGCTTTATTTACAAAATGAGACTTTAAAGCATTAACCAAAACATAATCGGCCGACCAGTATTCAGGATTCAATCTTTGTGTGGGTGATATCATCTTTTGATAATTTTCATTTGTTTGCACTTCTGCAATCGCTAATCTCATTTCTTTGAAACTATTTTTGAAGTCCAAAACAACAACTTGAGTTTTATCTTCCTTTCCTTTTCTATATTCTTGAATGATATCAGCAAACTCTTCAGTGGTGTATATGACCATTTCATTATTCAATTTAGCCATAATACCGAATCTTTCCAGATAGGTTTCATTACTTCTGTGTAAATAATGCGGAAGGCCTTTGTCTGGTGTCCAAGTCGACCTGCCAATATCGAAGAAGGCTGTAATTATTGTGATATCGTTCATCATTTATACCAATACCAAACATCATTATCTGTTGTTAATATTTCTTTACCCACCAACTGAGCAAACTCCTTAACTGCTTTATTGACTTCTTTAATGACATTATAATCATGTCCTGAAAATAAACCACCATCCTTCACTTTGTCATAATAATTGTGGCAGTCTTTAATAAGTTGGTCGTATGTATGTAGACCATCAATAAAAATAATATCAAATTGGTCTTTTTCGAAATGAACAACAGCATCATCGGATGTTTTTCGGATTTGTATAAACCTATCTGAATATTTTTCCATTCTTTTTATGTAATTCTCATAAACACCATTTCTATTATTCAAATAATTTCCATTCCAATCCAAATAATCAGAATATGGGTCAACCGAGACCAATTTCAAATCTTTATTGTGTTTAAGTAAATACTCGGATGTTTCACCCTCAGCTGAACCAATTTCCAAAACAAGAGGAGAATCATATTGAAGTGATAATTCACCTAAACCTATACCTGATACATACATTCTATAACTCCAATCTTAAACATACTGTGATTTAATTTTTATATTATATTTTTGCTCATAATATGATTTCCATTCAGAAACCCTATCATATTGATGAACTATATGGAATGGTTCACCATCCGAATTGACAACTAAACCATCTTTAAAATAAGGTCTTTTTTCTAAAAGGTAAGGCTCGAACTTTTGTTTATCTCGTTCATAGTTTGTAACATGGCAATTAATAGCCCAGGCGTCTTTTAATGTTGAGAAGTGTGTGAGTTGTTTCCATGGTGTATTATGTATAATCATATTGTATGCAGCTTGATCCGCTACCCAGTCGGGACGATTTAGTGACATTTGATATATGTAGAATGATAAATTCTTGATATATGATGCTGTTCCTGATAGTATGCCGACACATTGAACAACTTCTTCTTTTATCGATTCATAAAAGTATTCACCGAAGTTTTTGATTATATTGTCTCTGTTCCAGTGTTCGTTTTTAATTTGTATAGCTTCACCCGAAGACACTCCTTGTTTTCTAGTGAAGAAGTCGAAAAAGTCTGATGGGTTTCTTTGGAAAATAACATCACGAACATCGGTGGATGTCACATAATCGTAATTTCTGCCATTTTCTGAAAGAAACTTGTGTATGTGGTAAAATCTTTCCATGTGAATTCGCATGGATCCGTGTGGTTTTACCTTGATAACTTTCACGTCATCAGCTTCCACTTTCTTCACACTATCTTCATCCATATCGATAGCCATAAGAACAACATCACCTTTAAATCCACAATCTCTCGATGATTTCACCCAAGGTTTAACATCATCATATTGTAAATTGGAACAAACACCAATAATTAAGTCTTTTTTCTCCATGGAAATTCACCCTTGTAATTATCAAACATAACTTTATTGCCCTGTTCAAAGAATTTGGCCTGAACGGAATCTTCTCTATTTCCTGCACGGTAGTTTACCGTATACTCTCCTGTACAATTAGCTTTATAATTATTTTGTCTGAGAAACCAACTTAGTAACCTATCCACTTCTGGTTGTTCGTTTGGATTTCTAGCTCTACGATACCATCCTGGCGAGAATTGTAATGCTATCTGTTTGTGTATCATATAACAGTTCACATCAACAAAATAATCATTGATGACAGACTTCCAGTTACCCAAAGATTCACAATCATCATTACATATGTAGTTACCATCCATATCGGTAATTTTACGGAGACTGAACGACCACATATTGTCTTGTATTGATTCAACCAATGTTTCTATATGGTTTGGTTCTATCCAATTATCTTCATCTAAAAATACCAGAAAGTCTCCTTTAGCTAGATATGTTGCTGCTCCATAGATCCTGTGACCATTGAATCCACCAGAGCCAACATTATATGGTAGTAATATTGCATCATGGTGAGCTCTGTGGTGTTTCAATAATTTAAACGCTTCATCACTATGTCCATCAACAACAACTAGATGTTGAACATTTTTATAACTTTGGTTTTGCACTGATAATAGATTTTGCTCAAGATATTTTGTACCTGTTGTTGGTGTGATGACAGTCACTAGAGGTTGATTAGTCATGTACGATTTCTCCATCTCTCGAAATTTGACAAGTTAAGCCAATAACATCTTTCCCTATCAACTTGTTCTTATCTAGTAGATTATAATATACGTGTTCCAAATCCAGTTTGCCTGCCATACACTTTTCATAGGCTTCTCGGACCATCTTGTCCACATCTTCAATCATGTCATAACTAAACGACCATAATCGAGTATCAACCAACTTCATAGTGGGTGAAATCCAGGACACCACCGGCGTTTTGAATACAAACTTGCCAATTAATTTTGGGTCATCATAATATGAGATATCAAAATTTGAATTTAAAACTGACCGGCCGGTAATTTTAAATATTCTTCGGATATTTTTAAGATTCAAGTTTCGAATAACATCAAAAGCAACTATCATTATATAACATTCACCGGCACTTTTGTGACCAATGTTTCCTAATTCAATTGCGTGTGAATGGGATGTTAGTGATATGTAATAATTAATTTTAGATTTTAAGTTGGCCACCTTATAGTCTTCAACTGGTTCAGGTGAAGAATCCAACATCATGATGATGGAATCTGGTGCTTTTTCTTTGATAGATTCAATGGTTTCTAATGATTGTTGGTATCTTGTTTCTTGGTCAATCACACCCACCTTAGGTTTTAAGGTTGAGGTAATAATAAAAATGTCCATAATTTATCCACGTGTTAATTTTAAAATTTTACTTATTTGACTTTCAATAATTGGTTTGCGGTTAGGCCAATATATGTATTCTTTATCGGAAGTAGCATATAGTTTTTGTAGGAATGGAATAATTAACTTTTCAACTTCCTGTAATCTGACTTTATAATCATCAGCGGTTTGAGCGGTCTCATTGATAACTGAATTGTATTCTTCTTCGGATACAGCTGAGAATCCGAAATCATCGGACATATCCTCATACTGTTTTAATATACTTTGCACATCATATGATAGTGACATGTTTTTCTCCTATAAGTAAGAATAGTCACACATCATCCGTGTTGGATATCCATCAGTTCCTTGTGTGTCTCGAATGTTTAATTTTAATATGTAATGGCCAGTTTCTATTTCCATATCAATTCTTTTTCCTGTTCCTGTTTTTCCACCATAATACACAACACAAGATTTTGGTGATGCCGCTTTCTCCATGTAATTCTTATCGATTGTATATATTTTTGTTTTGCTGGATAATTTATGAACTATTATGAATCCGTGGCCTATACCTGATTTTAGAAAGTCCTTTAGTTGATTCCTTTGTATAGAATTCATTGTTTTCCAAACATCTTCCTTAATGCCTTTTTTCATTTTTCCATTAAACACATCACAAAAAATAGACGGGTCAATGTTGAACATTTTTAGTAACTTTATCCCATTGGTGTTCTTAATTTTTCCGGATTTTATTTCACTAGGCGTCAAAACTGTTCTAACTCCAGAATTAAAAAAGGTAACAGTTCCTCCAGTTTTAAGTGACAAATATATTTTTTTATTATTACAAGTTGTCAAAGTTATATCAGTAACAACAGGGCCTAAATTATTGTCAACTACTGAAATTTGAGAAGATATTTTAACACTGGGACTAAAAACAATAGGTCTTCTATTATTCAATTCTCCCACAGTTTCCACTTTTAAATTTTTACATTCTTTCAGTTTAAGCAATTCCGAAAGTTCTTCTACCGTAGATAATAAGTTGGAATCATTTACTTCTTCTCCATTCCACCAATCTTCAATCGCTTTCGCTAATAAGAATTCATAAGCATTTCCTTTATTCATAACTCCTCGGCCACCAGATGATCCTGAACCAAATTTCATAGAAATTTTGGAAATTTTGGTCACATTTTTTATTTCTTTGAGTTCGATGGCACCTTGTAATTGTCTTGTTACATTTATTTTACTAATTGACTTAGGATCAATGTTAATAGGAGTTTTAATATCTTTAAATTTATTGTTTAGATAATTAAAAACTTCTACAATCTCCTGGACTTTATTTTTATCAAAATCCTTTAGTTTGGTTTTGATTTCTGATGACGATTCGGGAAAAAATGTGTAGGCCATATATCAGCTCATTAAATATAAATATTTATCTAATAATTTGAATGTCTTTGCCAGAATTCCAAACTTCCAATTCCGTCCTCAATCTACCTTCTGATTTTAAATTGTCATATCTGTTGGATGCTTTCTTTCTCCACCATTCTATGATATTTGAAAGATTATGTTTTTCATAATTTTCACCAGGAATCAATTTATCAGTCTTACAGTTAATATAATCAATGTAATTAGCAAAACCATAATTGCTAGTGTAGTATCTCTTTTGTTCGGTCAATGATTTTGCTTTGTTGATAACTTCATTGAATTCTTCAGCCTCTGGAGTTCCTTTAAGTGCTGATTTGGTCAATGCTATAATCTTCGTAAATGACCTGAGTTTTCTGCTTGTTGTTGAACTGTCACCTTCCAATAAGTCACCAACAATTCCTTCAACATAATCACGCATGTTTTCCCAATCTTTGCCGTGAAGCATAGGAATCATATCAGATTCAGTCATACCCCTATACTTAATGTAAGGATTCAATCCGTCATATTGTGAAACTCCTTTAGTTGAACCATACAAACTCGTAGTTTCAAACAAACATAAATTCATGCCATATTTCTTATTGCAAATTTCACGGACTTCATGTGAGGTACACATCAGGGCCAATAACTTACCTCCAAGATAGTTAAAACCAAATGGTTGTGAGGGAACAATAACGAAACCCATCATCGAGGCATCATTGAATCGTTTTGACCATTCAGCCTCCTGTGAGAAAACTTGTCCTAGTAGTTGATTTCTTGGCTTCATGTAGATAACAGGTGAACCCATACGGATGAAACCAAGGATCTTTCCAGTGTTCTTCTCACGGGCTGCCAATTCAATATTACGACCGACTGGTGCTTTATTGATATGGGATGATGTGATGTTTAGAAGATTTGTCCATTGTTTCGGATTGATACGGCATAGTTCGATATCCATATCATTTGGGTGCATAGAAAAGTCAGAAAACAAATCATCTTCAATAGGAAATAAAGGATTGGACAAATAATCCAATGATTTAATTTTCTCATCCCTCATATAAGATTCAATATCTGAATAATTGGAGAAGTAATCTTTAAACAGATTAGCTACATATACTGCTTGTTCTTTACTTAAATTTTTCATTTATAAATTCTTTATATAAAATATTTTCCATGTGATAAGCTTCTTCTTCCCACTCTTCATTTAATGCTACTTGTTTTTTCCAATGATATACTCCATTAACATTTTTAATTTCTTTTCTTAAAAATTGTTTAAGATGGACAACTTCATGAGCCAGTGTTGATAAAATTTTAGGTTCATCGATGTTTCTATTAAGTGATAATTCGAATTCTGGAAATTGATAATCATGGTTAAAATCACATAATCCCTCATGCGAAATATCGCACAAAACTATTCTTATGTCCAATGGTATTGTTCTTTTTGTGACTTTCAATTTATATAAGTAAAAGTAACAGGCTTCTTTTATTAGAAGTTTTAAATACTTTTTCCTTGTGCCTGATACTTCCACATAAATCATACCTTGAAACCTTCAAATTTATCTTTATTGGGTTTCTCTCTATTACCGAATGAATTTAATGGTTTATCTTGGCCTGAATCCGACAAACTCTGTGCTGATTGTTCAACATCATACAACTTCATTTTAGACCTGTCAACTCCTAGAACAAATCGTTTATAGGATGTTGGGTCATTATATCGATTCTTTAATTGTTTAACCATAATTTGATTCAGTTCTTCTAGTTCCTCAGATGAAACTAAAGCAAACATGAAGTCTGCTGTTGCTGGCAATCCAAAAGATTCTGAGGTGTCTTCTAGACCAGGATCTGAATTGGTGAAACCGGACCTGGTTGTTTGTGTGGCTGTAACAATCGGCACCTTAAATTCAACCGCAAGGCCTCTTAGTTCCTCGGCGATAGATTTGATATATGAATAACTATTTACATTTGATCCGGGTTTGATTCTAGATGATGTACAAATATTTAAATAGTCAATAAAAATGATATCAGGAATAAAGTTCTTTTTCAGATTCAATTCATTCAATAATGTTCTAAAGTGGACTGTTGATGCGGCCGCTGTTGGATATTCCTTGATAATCAATTTACCGGTACACATATCTTTCACACGATTTATCTTCTTTAGATAGATATCTTTTGGCAATTGTGATAAATCATCCAACGAAACATTCATTAGGTTAGCATCAATACGCTCAGCAATCTTCTCTTCGGCCATTTCCATGGTAATATACAGAACATTAAATCCCTGAGATATACAGGATGCTGACATATGACACATGAATAGTGACTTACCCACGCCGGTGCCCGCTAGCGCAACATTCAGTGTCTTTTGTGGTAAGCCACCTTTAGTGATTTTGTTGAAATAATCCAAGTCGAAAGGAATTCTCTTTTCAGTTTTATGATAAAAATCATAACGCTCTTCAGAATTAGCCAAGTAATCATGACCGACATGAGAATCAAACGATACAGCCAAGGCATCCGACAACACCTTTGGTATTGCTCCCTTATCGTTATGTCCTTTGCCATCTAGAATTTGAATAGATTCCAGAACAGCATTGTAGATAGCTTTCTCTTGGCAGAATTTCTCCGACAAGTCTATTAGCCAATTTAAATCAGATTTTTCATCTTTAGCCTGACGTAATTCATCCAAATAATTAATAGCCTTATCAACTTCTTCCGATGTTAATCCACTAATGTCTTTAACCGAAATAACAAGTGCCTCATACGATGGCATTGCATTATATTTCAGAATGAAATCATTTACGTTACTGTGGATTAGTTTTTCGGTTCTATCGGAGAAATAATCAGACTTAATGAATGGTAATACTTTCCTTGAGAATTCCTCATCGTAAATCAGATTCTTCAATATCGTCTGTTCGGTTCTCGTCATAATATCCTTCTTCATCAATTTCTAAATTACCGGTAATAATTTGGGTCAGTAAATCACCAATATAGTTTTTAAAGTTTACGTCTTTTTCAACCTTCTTAATGGGAGAGGATATCACAGCAAAGTCGAATTGTAAATAGACCATATCGTTTTCTTCTTCTTCGAACCCAACTTTACCATATTTGAATAATACATCCTTATATTCACCGGTCAACAATTTAATATGAATAGAATTTTTGTCTTTTTCCGATACAACATATTCATAATCAATTCCTTCTGTCAACTTTTTCATAATTATTCTCCTTCTAGTTCTACCAAATCTTCAATGTCATCTTCAAATGTTTTGGCTATGTCATCTTGAATCATGTCACCGGCCGAAATTCTATATTTGTCTTCAATGAATCGTTTAAAGGAAACATCAGTGATGATACTTTCCCAAAACTCTTTAGTTTCTGTTTTATCCAATCTACACTTTTCGCCTATCTCTCCAGTTGACTTATCCACCTTTGAATACCATCCATTAGTAGGCTTAATAACATGACCAGACTCAAGAGCAAGGTCCAACAAACCACTCCAACGAGAAATACCACCTTCAAAGGATACAGAAACAGGAATTTTAGACTTTTCTTTAACATATCTGGATTTTTCCACATTAATAATAAAACTGAATCCAACTACATCTTTACCTTCTTTTTCTTGTTGTCTACCAATAATAAAGATATTATCAGCTGCATAATAAGAACCTGTACCACCACCAACAATATCTTTTGGAAACATACCAATTTCTTTATATGTGTGATTGACCACAATCATAGGAATATTTTTTAGATTCAGGTGTGGAGTAACCATACGGAACAGAGACTTAACTTGTTTAGCTCTAGTCATGTCCGCAACTGATTTTTGTTCCAATGAATCTTCAATTTCTTTCTTAGAGGCTAAATTACCAATTGAATCAATAACAATAATAACTTTTTCACCACGTTCAAAGTTGGATAGTTGGTTCATAATATCAAACTTCAATTGTTCAATGTCCAACAGAGGCACATGTAAAACTCGGTCCATATCAATACCGAATGACTTGAAGTATGCTTTAGGTGTACCAAATTCAGAATCATAGAATAGGAGAGCAGCATCTGGATATTTGTCCAAATACGATTTAGCCATCAATAATGAGAAGGCTGTCTTGAAGTGTTTTGATGGACCAGCCCACATCGTCAAACCGGGAGTCAATCCACCATCTAAACTTCCTGACAAAGCCACATTGATAATAGGAACCGATGTTGCAATCATGTCCTTATCATTGAAAAATTTAGATTTGGAAAGAATTGCTGACTCTTTAATTGTAGAATTCTTTTTAATCTTTTCTAATATACTCATATTTTATCCTCTATAATGTAAACTATTTTTTATCAACTGTGTAAATATGGCCATAATGATGAACTTCTGGATTATCCACAAAATTCAAAACAGTATTGGCATTATCCATTTCAGTAATATTACCTTCATCAACTAATCTTCCTGTTGATTCATTTTTAGATTTAGTCTTCTTTCTTTGATTCTTACTGCTTTGAACCATCTGTTCTTTATTAACCACCGCTGGTTCAGTCTCATGTGGTTTAGAAATGCTATTCTTAGTCTCATAATATTCCCTTAATGACATATTACCACATATCAATAATAACACAGCTAGTGGGTCGAAGACAAGCATAATTATGATTATTACCATTCTTACAGCTTTGTCCACTACACCGGTTTCGGAACTACCATATATGATTTCGGAAACATATTTTATTGGACCTAAATCCGCCTCAAAAGTTCTCATTTTAGACAACTCTGGGGCTTGTTCTTCCATCAATCTGGCAATTTCCGTTTGAGCTATATCAATTTCGGAAACCAATCTAGCTCTATCCTTACCTTGACTTCTTCTAATTTTTAATGCTCTTTCTGCTCCTCTAACATCATCGGTTCTAGCCATCACTTGATTTACAGCATCATCCATCTGTTTAATTAGTGTTTGGTTGGATTGAATCAATTCTTTCTGATATGCAATCTTAGATTCATACGATTGCATCTTGTCCGCCATTGGTGCCAATTCAGTTGAATGTTCAATATGAGCCTTAGATAAAAATCCGAAGATTCCCATTGATGTGATTAACATTAAAATCAAAACAGCAGAAGTCAAATATGTTTTCAGGAGTATAGGAACCTTTTTCCAGTTCCTATACAACCATGATGCTGTAACTAGTTTTGCCACTTCTAATACTCCACCCATTACAACAACTGGCCAGAAAGCACCAGGAAAAATGAGTGCTAGTCCAACAATAGAATAATATGCAGCTATTCCTGATAATGTTAGAGCTGTTAGAAATGTTAAGAAAATCATCCAAAGAAGTCCTCTAATGTGCTTTGTTTTTCTGTGTGCCAATTTAGACAGTATAGAATAATCTTAATTGGATCGACAAAGGTTTTCTCAAATTGTGTATCATAGTCAACAAACTTATCAATATCAAACTCTTTTGGAATTCTAGAGGAGAATGAAATGACAGATTGATTTATTGTATTTGGTGTTTTAAGATAAACAAACTTAATCTTTTCGCCTTCATTAATTAATGGATATTTTTTATCCAATTTGAATTGTTTCAGGTAATGGTTATATATCAAAGCACCTTTAGCGTGAATTGGTGTACTCTTACGATATATAGTAGAATTATCTGTATACTGTTTGAAGTCATTTACTCCACGAGGAAATGAAATGTCTTCCACTGGTAATCCATTAAACTCTTTCTTGAAATTAGCAATAAACTTATGAACATCATCTTCTGTTCCGTTTAGAATTACTTTGATAATCTCTTTCATCTTACCACGGACGACGGATGGTGTAGACGATTTCACCATTTCAAGTCCCATAACTTTGAGTTGTGGTTCTTTATAAGCAACACCCTCATTATTATATACATTAAGAATATATCTTTTCTTAGCTGTCCAAATACCTTTATCCGACAGTGCTTCACGTTTCATTTGCATCTTTTGAGCAAGAGCATTGATATACGTAGCAAGCTCAGAATAACTTTCATCAATATACGGTTGTAACTTATCTTCACAGACCTTGTCCATGAAGGCGATGACCTTATCTGTCGGCGTACCAGTATCGAATACTTTGTGTACCAACGGACCAAGTCTAAGATAAATCGAATCAGTATCGGACGCAATAACATAATCGTCTTCCGTTTTTAATAGCTTATTCATATAAGCATTTAATTTATTTTCAATCCATCGAATTGAAAGTTGACCAGCTAGAGTTACCGCTAGTGCCTGTCTTAAATCATAAAATCTAAAATACTGAGAACCAAGTGCACCATAAGCTGAGTTTAGTGACACCTTCTTTGCTAATTGTAGATTCTCATATCTGGCTATTCGTTTTTCGATTTCATACAACTTAGAACTATCAGTTTCTTTCTCATATTCTTTTTTGGCCTGAATCATCAATTTTTTGAACTTTTTACGGTCCTCATACATCTCTTCCATCATAGAAGGTAAGAATCCCTGAATATCAGTTCTGAAAAATTGACCATTTGGAGTTAATGTCACATTTTGTGATTTCAAGATTGATGTATCAATTTCTTTATTCAATAACTTTTCAACATTTATTCCTTGAGTCAGAACACTCCTCATTTCTTCCGTATAATTCTCCGGTTCAACCAAAGTTTCGGGTGAAATGTTATACTGCATCATCAAATGCGGATACAGAGAATTCAAGTCAAAAGAAGCAACCCATTCATGTCTACCAACTTGTGGGTCTTTGACATAAGCACCCTCAAACGCAGAATCTTTATCTTTTACAACTTTTGGTGGAACAATAATGTTTCTATTCAACAAATATGAATATGTTAGAGCGTCCCACATTCTTGTCTGAGCAAAAACATCTTCATAATTTGTTTT